TATTGAAACCCCCTTTTATATTATACTCCATATCTATGAGTTTGTCAATTATTTCATAATAGTCTTTAATCTCTTTTATATTATTCATATCAATCTCTTTTACTTTGTTTATAATCATTTTCAATTTCAGCATCAACAAAAACATTTACTATTTGGTCACATATATTGCAGATAATATTAGTATATTCTTGACGTATTTTGGTTTTAGATAAAGAACCACGTTTATTGTCAACGATAGTGCTATTTTTTAATCCCTCCCTTAAAATATCCCTTATTTTTAATTCTTGTTCCTTATTCATAGCCCTCTCTTTAAAAAAATATTTATATAAGGTTTTTGCACCTCAAAACAGTCGTGTAATACATCATGAACATAAATAAATTCAGCAAAATTATTAACGTCTTCTTTATCCCAATTAGCATTATTTGCTAATATTTCTAATTTTATTAAATCTTCTTCTGTGAGCCATACTCGTTCACCTATTCTTGGTACTGATAAAAATTCCTTTTCAATAGTAACTCTCATATCTGCCCATTGGTCTTTATCGCTAAACATTGATACTTTACATTTTATCATAACAGTTCTATTTTATCGATTTGTAAATGATTACTGAAGCTAGGGCAGGTTTTTTTGTACCAACACTTGGAACATAACCCAAGATGAGCTTCATATTTAAACTTATCTTTTATCATTTGGTTAACTTTATCCCTTGTATCATTTATAATGCCCTCATGCCTCTCTAATGCGCTTTCACCACAATTAAAACGTATCAGCTTGCACCATCCAGATTTGCCAAACACAATAAAGTAAAATGGTAAGTGTTTCCCCGTAGCCATCATATAAGTATATGTATAATGATTCGCTTGTATGTGCGCTTCTTCTTTCATTAAAGGATTACCCCAGCCATTCCACTTATCATCTTCTTTCGTGCCGGTCCATTTTATATCGATTAAGCACTTTTCACCCCTAACACTACCAACAGCATCAAGATGGGCAACAATATCCTCGTGTATATATTCTGGTTGCACTTCATCTATTATAATGTCGTTAGCTTTAAATAATTCTTTTGATTTGTCAATAAGGTCAATAAGGTCAAGTTCTGCTTTTGGCTTATTGCCACTTTTTAAAGGCTTAAACTCTGGCACTTCGCCACCCCTTGTACCTCCGATTAGGTAATGCTCAAAGTATAGACCGCATAACATCGCTTCTGTTGGCTCTGTCCTTTCACCCATCAGCATCTTTTTAACTGCCAGCTCGCAGCCCTCTTTCTGTACCTCCTTAATGAGGCTTTGTGATATTCGTATGTTTTTCATCTTCATATTCTTTAATTAATAATAATATATTGTCTGTAGTTTTTTGAACATCATCTAATTCCCAGATAACATTCATTTTAAATGATTGTAGTGCTGCAAGGACATTGCCTCGCAACACTTTTTCTTTAACTTCTGACTGCATGGCTTCCGTTTTTAACAGGCTGTTTATCTTCTATTTCATCTTCACTATAAACCCCTAATTGATAAAACTGTGTAAGCTGTAATACTGCCCTTGCCTTTGCTCTCTTTTCAGCCATAGCAACATAATATACATTCCTGCAATTTTTAGGTGATGCCTCGCCATAGCTTTCAACTTTAGCACCATCGACCATCGCTATCGCCCTGATAACAACAAAGTCATGTTCAAGCTTTTCAGTAATATATGTTACTCCGATGCTATCCCGTTGTTGTATTTTTTCTATCCCTGCTCTTGTTATGATAACAAAGCCTCTGGCATCTTTATAGAAGTCCTGCCCTGTTAATCCATAATCTGTAGCTAGTTGTTTCAATCTCTCTGTGTTTTTCATAATAGTATTTTTTAGTTTAAAAATATTTAACAAAGTTAATAAAAATTATTCAATATAAATTATTCTTTTCTTTACTTATTGAATACCTCCAGCCTCTTTCATCCTCATCAAATTCATCAACGATAAATAGGTTCTGGTATTCTGGAAGCTCTTGCCTGTTGGCATACCAGCCGATAAGCCATTCATCTTCATACTCATAACAGTTAGTTAGTAGCACCGCCCTTATTTGGTTGGCGTAGTTTATTATGTAGTCTTTAGTCTTCATCTTCAATCTCTTTTATTAATTCTTTATATTCTTTTACAGTTTTAATATTCTCATGGATAATATCCCAATCTTCTTTTGTTGAATTTTTATATTTAACTGCAACGCTTAAAATAACATAAGGAGAACAGTTTCTAAATCCACCATGTGTACCATCTTTATTTATTTTCATATAATCATGATGTATTCTAGGAAATAAAGAAACCCAATATTTTTTATTTTCTATAATTCCATTTCCAACCATTGAAAGATTATGTTTTTGAAATAAAGCTTCAAAGACATTAGTGAAGCCTTTATTTAATATTGCTTTTAAATTTTCTCTCGCCTCTTTTCTGCTTTCACCAAATTCAATAAGATTAGCAGATTGCCCATATTTTTTAGTGAATGAAATATATCTACATTTGTGCGTTATATCTTTATCTACTTTAGGATAGCGGTCTTTAGTAATTATTGTTAAAGTCTTCATAATATATATTTTATTGGATAATTTTTAATTGTTTCTCCCGTTTCTTCATTGTAATATGTATCATCTTCACAAGACCAATATTTTTGATTTTTATATATCAGATGGTCATGTGCCGTAGCCAACCATTTCTCACAAATAGGGCAGTAAACCTCTTCGCCATCATTCATAGTATCTAAAGCTGGTAGTGTTACTATTGGCGATTCTTCACATACCATACATTGTATCTTTTTAGTCTTCATCTTCAAGGTCTTTTATGATTTTTTCAATATCGATAATTGATTTTTTGTCTAGGTATTTTAAAAGCTGATAGCCAACTATTAAAAGTGCGTAAAATATTACTGCATAAAATAAAAATACTATTGCAAATTCCATTATTCTATAATTTTAAATTCTTCAAAATCAAAAACACCAAATTCGCCCCAATGAACTTGTTTTGTGCCGTTGTCATATTCTATTGCGATATTACCTTTAAAGCCCTGTAAATCGCCTCTATGGTCGTAATATCCATAACCATCGAACTCTACATCAGCAACCTCTGATGTTTCGTAATTGTAATATTCTGCTCGTATCATGATTTCTATATTTAAGTTAAATAATAATATGTGTTAAAGTTAATTAATTTTAACGAGAATAAAAAATAAAGGTTACAAATATCTCATTTTAATGATTTTAATATATAAAAAACTTATAATATCTGACCTTCATAACTTGCTCTGTTTCAACTATTTATCATAACTTTTATTTTCCATAGGCTTATACTAGCCAAAACAGTTATGCTCTTAAAACGCATGTATGATGCCTTAAACGGGATTTAGTGATTTAAGGAAAATTAATTAAAAAAAGTTTAAAATAAATTTATTCTGCGCTTGAAATAGACAGAAAAAACATAGAATTACCTAATTCTGAACACTTCAGATTTGATAGGTCTGCGGTCTTGGCTGTCAGTTTGGTCATAATAAAACCTCAAGAATAAGCCTCCTTTTCGTTTGGGGGGAAGTCCTTTTTCGTTTGCCCAGCCCATACTTCCGCTCGAAAATTCATCTTTGTAAGTGCTTGTGTTGATTATCAGACATTCATCTTGATAGATTTTACCCTTTTGAGATAATCGTAATCTTTGATGATTGACAACAAATTCCTGATGTGAATGCCCCATCCAATGAAAGTCTGCATCAGGAACGAAGCTCAACCTCTGAACGTGCTTGTTAACGCCTTTAGTCATTACACTACTACCACCGAAGCCATGATGATAGTGAAGATTCTTACTCATGCGCCCACCAAGATGCCCTCCTGATGTTTTAAACTTGAATAAGAACCTTATGAAACCTGAATATTGCATATTATGTACGGGATGCCCTGTCTTGTATTTCAACAAAGCACAAAGCCTCTCCGTTACGTTGGTTTCACTACGCTTCAAAATAGCGGTTTCATGATTGCCCATGCCGATGCCTATAATATTTTTGGCATAAGGCTCAAGAAAATCACAGGCATCCTCAATTACATTATCTAAATAGTTTACTCCTAGATTCTTATTTCTTATCTTTTTAGCACTACGGGGGTCTGACCTTCCCTCCATCAAACAGAAGAAATCTCCGTTTATTGCAATTCCTGCGCCCTCCTGTACTGCTTTATCTAAATGTTTCTTTAAAAGCTTCCTATCGCAGTCAGGGTTATCGAAATGAACATCAGAGATAAGGAGAAACAACTGCTCCCAATCTTTTTTATATTCCATATCAACGTTAATGACGTTTAGTGACTGCCTGCTTATATCAAAATTCGTAGGCATATCATTATTATCCAAATTATTACTATTACCCAAAAGATTCTAGATAAGGTCGAGTAACTGTTCCACTTCATCAATAGTAATCTTACCCATTAGAAATGCTGCTATAAGCCCAAGCGTTGCCACCGCAGTAGCCAATCTGATGTAATCTATCTTTCCTTTTCCTCCCATCTCTGCCTGTATGTTGGCTTTAATTGAGTTTACCACAGGCACGTTATCAGCTACACCGAAAACTATGCTCTTACCTATTAATAAGGCTTTTTGTAATATCTTCTTTTTCATAAGTCTGATTCTTTTATTAGTGTTAATGTAAAACTATCACCCCATATCTTCGCTGCCTCCCTGAATATCTCCATCTCTATCTCAAAGATTCTAGGGTGAGGATTGACCAAGCAGCCCGCTGACCATTTCCCGACCTTAAAGGATTCTATCCCTCCTGCCCGATGGTGATTGATGCCGAAGTTTCCAGATTCATCAACGCCTGATTCATAATCCAAGACATCATCTTTATTGTAATCTCTTATCACAGTAACAGGGTTCTTCTGTACTAGGGCAAAGTATTTACCCCTGTGAAGTCCTGTTTTCCATAGCCCTTTATACTGCCCTTCCTTTACAATCGCTGTACCCAGCTTTGAAAGGGGGTTATTAAGCCAATACAATCCAGAGTCGCAAGTGATAGGGAAATTAAAGTCATTCCATTGCCCTCTATATTTCCAGCACAGGTGCATATGGTCATTAAAGACATTTACTTTCGGGTCATTGCTTCTAACCGCTACGATGTTAAGATTGAAAGGTTTATCATCGCCCTCAAAGACATCATAACCTTTCTTTCTAATAGCCGTTATTACGTTTGGTTCTTTCAAGTCTTTTTTTGATTCTTTCAAGTTTCTCATCAAGCTTTGACATCCTTTCCATCTGCTCATGAATGATTTCCTTTTGGCATTTCTTTGAAGTATCAATAATTAAAGTATCATTACCCCTTAAATAATCATAGATGATAACCGTATCTTTTCCTGATGGCTCATCAACTTGATGGCTGCCACAACTAATCAGAAGTAATAATATGGAGATGTATTGAATATCAATTTTCATCCCTTATCTTTATTTGCATCTCACAAATAGCTATGTTTATTGCCACGTTGCGCCTCTGCCACTTGGTCACACAGGGTGCTTGTTTTAATTTCTTTATTAACTTTTCCAGATACATACTTTTTTATTAAGCTCTTTTCTTCGTGTACATAAATAAAATATATGTCCATGCGCCCGTTATTCTTTATCTGCGCCCGTTATGATACAACTTCTTCGACTTCTTTAAATGCCTCCTGTAACTTCTCAACGAAATGAATACAGTCTTTAGATACCTCTAGACCTTTGAACCTTTGGGCAATATCAATGATTTGTATCAATTGATTGGCTTCCTCTAAAGTCAATTTAATTTCTTTTTCTTCCATAACTTTTTTTATGTAAAGATATTATAAATCTACAATAGCAACAATATACCCCTGCTCCTCAAGTTTTGCTTTTACTTGCTCGGATGCTAGTTGTATTGACTGTGTTTCGCCTTCATCAATATCTGCTTCTCCGTTATATAAACCTGATAGCTCAATGATTTTAACTGTCTTGCTGCCTGCGGTAAAAGAAGCCTTATCTTCATAAGGGTACATTCCCATCTGCATATTAACACCATTCTGTCCTGATGCAAGCTCGATACGAGAATAAACACTCTCAAGGGCTATGCTTGTTCCTTGAATCGTTAATGTTGCTTCTGCTGTTTTTGTTATTTCTAATGCCATTTTATTTAGTTTAAATTATTGATTTTAATATTATGCGCTTACTTTCATTGTTCCGCTATCGTTCCATAGTTGCCCTGTTACACTTGGGTCTGAAGTAGGTAGATTATACATAAAGACTGTTCCATCATCTTTTACTTCTACATGGTCTGTGCCACTAGAGTTTTCAATTAGCAAAGATGTTGTTCCTGATGTAGCACCCTGACCTTTAACATGAAGTGTTGCTGATGGATTAGTCCATGTACTTCCAAGATTTATTCCTAATTTCGTTGCTCCTGCTGTGGCAAATTCTCCATGCAATAAAATTCTTTGGTAATATCCTAAAACTAATGATGCAGCTTGTGTTGTTGATAACGACTCTCCTATAGCTATTTGATAATTTGCCGTTGCAAGAGCATTTGCCGTTGCACCCATTACAATATTATATCTACCTGTTGTAAGTGCTGCTCCTGCACTTCTACCAATAAGAATATTAGAAAGACCTGATGTTAAGAGAGTTCCCGTGCCATTTCCCACACACACATTATAATCACCTGATGATAGTTTTGCAATATTTCCTCCACCTATCAAAACATTATTACCACCTGTATTGCCATAACCACAATTATAGCCAATCATAACATTGTAACTTTGTGTTGATAAGGATTCTCCTGCACTTGTGCCAATAGCTATATTGTACCCTCCTGTTGTGATTGACTTTAATGCGCCCCAACCAAAACCATGATTATAACTCCCTGACGTTAATGATTGTAATGCTCTTGCACCAAAGGCATAATTTGCTCTGTGGTTGCCTGATAGTGTTCCTGTAACGGCAGCCGCCCCTGAATTTGCACCATTAGAGATAAAAGCATTATATCTATCACTTGCTGCTCCGTCTGAACTATCAAATACCTTTGCATCAGTTAACCCATCTAAATCTGAAGCTCCACCGCCACCAGAAGCAGCTTTCCATATAGCATTTCCCGTTGATGTATCTTTTGTTAAGATGTGTTCATCTGTTGCAGCACTAACCGCAGTTAAGGCATCGATAGCTGCTTGTGCCGTTCCTGCTCCTGTGCCTCCATTGGCAATAGCTAAATCTGTACCCGACCAATCGCCATCATTAATAGCCAATGTTCCTCCTAAAGTAAGGCTTCCTGAACTTGTTACTGTACCTGTAAGAGTAACCCCGTTTACTGTTCCTGTTGTTCCTACACTTGTTACTGTGCCAGAGCCACCCGTTGCCGCAATTGTAATATCATCACCACTAGGCGTAATTGTGATATTTGTGCCTGCCACCAATGTGACATCATCATCACCACTTCCTGAACCGCCTGCCGTTAGTCTTATAATGGCATCACTACCACTATCAACTGCGCTTATCGTATACGTTGTATCTGTGCCTGTCGCTACCTGATTCCAGATAGTGTTAAAATAATAAACTGAATCATCACTCTTATCAACTACCCTCATGCCATCAACTGCCGTTATTGATATCCAGCTAGTGCCGTTAAATTCTACGACATCATATTGTGCAGGAGTATCCCAATCCGCATGAAATGATGAGCCTGTAAGTATATATCTATCTCCACTAACTTCAGTAGCTGGCGCAGAGCTTCCAGATACAACGCCAAGAACAGGCTGAAGCCACGATTCCGAAAGCCATTCACTCTCGCCATCATGGTTCTTCTTCAAATAAGTATTGTTAGATGCAGTTGAAAACCCCTTCGCTTCGTGCAGCTGGCCTTCTGGTAATTGGGAATGTAAGTTCTTTATAGTAATTGCCATAACTATTCTTTTTTGTCTTTATTAAATAATTTCTTTAACCCAATGGCAAGCGTTACTAATAACACCGCTGTATATACATAATCGTTCATGACATTCACATCTACCTTATCCAATATCTGTACCGCTGTGCTTCCTGCTACTCCTGATTGAAATGAAAAATCTTCTAACGTCATGATTAATAAGTTATTATTCCATATTTAGGTTGGTAATTGTCTGTTCTATTGTAAAGAGGATATTTAGACGAATCATCCTCCTGTTGTTTCTTGATAAAGTAAATCAGCTCTGCCCTTAAATCATCGGCATGAGCAAGAATCTGATTCCTTAATGAAGCATAGTCCTCCCTGCTTGATGGGTTAGTAAATTCTTGGTCTAGCGTTACAATGCCAGAGCTGGTAATATTATTTCTTATTATTGGAAAACACTCATAAATGACATAATGCGCCAGCATAGGCTTTATGTAATCATCAATTAATGTTTCATTATCGGTAGTTAAGGTGCTTGGTGTAGCGTCATTCTGGGTATAAAGCTCTATATAGAAATCTTCATGAAGCAAATCCCTCAAGTACTTCCTCTGAACCATCAATATCTTGTTGTTGATTAATGATTCATCAAAATCCTCATTAGGAATTACCTCTGACCTTACTTGCCCTGCCGTCATGAATTTCCCTTCAGCCATTAGTCTTTAGCGTTTGCGTAAACATTTAGCGTACCTGCCGTATTCGTTCCTTTATTATAAGATACCCTGAACATATGAGCCGTAAAGCCATCATCACTTAATATCTCGCTTCCTGAAGCTGTTGCCATAGTGTAAGTCTGTGAATCTTCCCAATTCGTGCCATCGATACTCCATTGTGTTTTAATAACCCCATCTGTTGCATCTAACCCACTCCATACCACTTGAACCGCTACGTGAGTAAATGTTGAGATGTTATCAGTAAGACTGAAATTTGCCGTTGTCGCTGCACTTGCTGAAGTTGCTATCTGGTCTTTATAAGCTGCGTTTCCTGTTATTCCTACTTGTGCCATTATATTTGTGTTTGTTTAGTTTGTAATACGTCTTTTCCGTCAATAGGTTCAAGTCCTAATAATTGTCTTTGCTCGTTGATAGTCATTACCTCTGATGGCTGAATAAGTGATGTTACTGATACAGGCGAAGCTGTATGAACATCTAATTTAATATCAAAGCCTGCCTCTTTAATAAGAGTATTGAATACCCTCAACAGTTTGTCTTTGTAAGGTCTGATAACGGTGTTGTTGATTATCTCGAATTCGCTCTGCACTTGTTGGGTGCTTCCAAGCTTTCCTGCCGTTGCTATCCCTGCCAAACTAGGCGTAAATCTATGTGCCGTAATTATGTTCTGTACCGCTAAATCATGAAGCTTCTGAAAATCTCCCTCCCTGACATTATCAAGAACCTGAATACTAGATTTCTGCTCTTGAGAATCTAACATCTGGAATAGTATCTTTGAATTGTTGCCCTCTCCTGTGAACTTTTCAATTATCTTATCAAGATATTGCTGCGCTGTCATGCCCTCTGGTGGTTCTGTGCCGAACAAATCAATGATAGCACTAGGCATAAAGCCATTTTTAAACTTGTTTACGTTAAAGGTAGGTATAAGATATTCAATATCTACCCATAAGCTAGCTCCGATATGGTCTGGAACGCCATAGTAAAAAAATTCAGGCGAGTAATTTTTGCAGTAATATATACTATTACTTTCTTTTGAGCCGTAAAAATATGCTGGTATCTTTGTAATCTTTTCTTCTTGCCCTGCCCTAGCATTCTTCTTTATCGCTGACCAATCAGGACTTATATATACGTTGTTGATTCTGTTATCAGCATCAGCCTTTTCAAGCCTTACTGTTGTGATGTCTTTATGAAAGATAAATTGCTGACCACCTGACCTTACCACCTCAACGGCAAAGTTGCCCGTAGTGATTAAATCTCTGGCGCACTTGGTATATACGTCAATAAGACTTTCTTCGTGGTTGTTTACGCTATCTAAATAGTCAGAAAGGTTCTTTTCTTTGTCTATTTCAATGATTTCAGAGCCTCTGTGAGCTTTAAAGCCATCACCTACCACATAACCTACCTTTGATTCTATTAAGGCGTTATGCGTACTTGAACGTTTTGCCCTCTTGGCACAGTCATTAGGAAAGGTATTGTTGTCATCCTTAAAGAACTGAACCCACTCACCCCTAAAGTCTTTTTTCTTGTCAGTTTCTACAGGCAGCTTTGGTTGTTGTACTGCCAGACCTACTGCGTTAATACGTTTTTTTCCTCTCGTTGCCATGTGATATATAAAAAAAGCCTAAAGATGGCAAAGATACCAACTTTAAGCTAATTAATGTCTACTGTTCGAAATCGCCTGCATCCGTTGTATCTCCCGTATACTCACGGAATAGCTCGGCTGAAATGCCTACGCCCTTAACAACGTAATGATTTGAATCCTGCAAACCGCTCCCGATAATTTGGTCGACTGTCATGTGAAGCCCTGCTTTACCATCTAAAATTAAATCCCATCCAATAACGAAGAATTTATCGTTGTAGTCTTCTACGACTATAACCGCTTTACACAAATCCACAACTTCTTGTAGTTTTGCAGCCTTTTCTTTTGTCATTTTTGGGATAGTAAATTCAACAGAATGGTTTATTACACTAGAACCATTTTCTTTAGAACCCTCTGAAGATACGCTAAAGGTAAAATCTTCATACTGATACTTATAGAACGTTCCTGATGCAACCACGACATCGGTGAAATTATGACTCGCACCTTCAGTAAATGATGTGATGTTGGTCACGTCAGTAATCCAGAGCTGCTTCACTCCGCCACGTCTTTGACTATCACCGCAACTTACCGTTAATCCTCCTGATAATGCCATTTTATTATTATTTAATATTTAAAAAATAGGGAGAACCGAAGCCCTCCCTTTATTTACTAGTATGCTGCTGCTACTAACTCGTCAAATACAACTTGCGTACCGAACAAAAATTTAGATGAGATGTAATATTTCTCGTCTTTCTTTTCGTACCATACTGAAAGCTCTGCGCTAGGGTCGGTAACATCAGTTCCAACGACTAAATTGTCGGGAGTTGTGATAACGATTGCGTTGCTTCCGATAGTTGCACTATTAGGATTAGCAGATGTATCAGCTAAACTTGCATCCCAAAGTGACATGTCTACTACGGGAATAGAACGAAATTTAAGCTGTGATACACCATCTTGGATTCTTTGTAGTCCTGAATCAGTTCCGCTAGCTTCCAATGTAGAAAGTAAGTTGTCATAAACTGAAGATGTAACATATGCTACTAAATCACCTTTAATTGAACGCATTGCCGCTGGCATGTTTTCGTATAGGTTTTTAAGAGCTGCATAAGCTCCGTCTGTAGCTAGAACGTCAGATGCCTCATATGTGGCTGAACTGTTAAGGTCTAAAAGATAACCACTTCCCCCTAATATCCTTTCGAAGAAACCCTCAAAAGAACCATACATGGAATGGCTTGAAGCTGCATCAGAAAACCAAGCTGCTTTAATCAAATCATCCCTCATTCCTCTTGAAACTGCATTGATAACCATATCAGATATGATAGTGCCTGTAAGGTCAGCTCTATCAACTCCTGACTTCTGCGCTTCACTAAAGATTGTTTGAGTGAAAGAATCCTCACATTGCTCTACATTTATCTTAAGTCGTTGTGGGTCAATGACTTTGTCGGTGATAGCCACCGTGCCTGATGCTGAAAAACCGCATCCCGTATCACTTTGAATAATATTAGTAAGGCTTCCTACTGTATATATATTCTGTTTCGTCTTTACATCTGACATTACTCTATGCAATTCGAACGGATTTTGTCCGCTTGTTACCGCTGGTGCATAGAAAATCTCTGTAAGTAACTCTTTTCCCGCATATGTATGAGAGAACGAAGTCGTTAGTGCATTTGCCATTATAAAAAAATTTAAAGTTTAAAAATAAAAAATTACCATTTTAGCTTTTCAGCTAATCCATCGAATGGATTGTTTTCTTCAGCTTTCTCTACTAAAGGAGCATCCTCCTCTTTCACTACCACCGTTTCATTGGCTGAAAGTTTTTCAATCTTCTCATTCAATTCCTTTAAGCTTTCTTCAAAGTTTAATTTCAAGTTCTCGATTTCTGTGTTCTTGGAATTAATCGTTTCAGATTGCTCATTTAGTTGCCATGTATATAAGTCAGATAATTCTTTAATCTCGGCATTTAAAGTAGCTTCAACCTCTGCTTTGTTCAGGGTTTCAACTGCTTCATCTTCCTTGATGAATAAATTTTCTATCTTATTAATTACGACATCTATCTTTTCATTGATTTTGTCTAAAGTCATTTTGTCTTGATTTTGATTATGTGAATTGATAAAATTACCTATAACATTTTCAGGTAATGCTGGTAAGTTATCCTCATCGATTTTGTTTAGAATAACTTTATTAATTATGTCTTTTGATGGTATATAAGTTTTGTCAATAAAACCCAACCTCAAGGCTTCCTCTGCATCCATCCATCTTTCTTCAGCCATAAGCTTTTTAATGGTCGATGCTGCCCTCTTTGTTTTTTTCTTGTAGATATTAATGAGTAACTCATCTATCTGTCTTAATGATTCTGCTTCGTTCTCCAAATCATCGGCATTGCCTGCTGTCATGGGAGTCCAAACATTGTGTATCAGGAATAATGAATTTTCTGACATCAACACCTCTTTTGCTCCCATTGCTATAATAGTAGCACTTGATGCCGTTAAGCCTGTAATCTTTGCCGTTACCTTACCCTCATATGAAGCTAGATAATCATGTATCTGTAGTGCATCATTAACAGAACCACCTAATGAAGAAATATTAAGAACTAAATCTTTTCCCTTTGCGCTTCTTAATTCTCCAATAAAGCCTTCTGCTGATACACCCCAATCGCCAATATCTCCAAAGATATCAACGTGTAGTGTTTCATTTTGATAAGCGAGATTATACCAAGTATCAGTCTTTGTGCTGTTCATAGCATAATAATACGCCAAGAACATAAAGAAGTTAGGAAATTTTAAGAGATAAGAAATAATAATCAATTCTACGAGGTTTCGTAGTTCCGTATGTTGTTTCGTAGGAAGATTCGTAGGTTAATAAATAAAGAAGAATAATGTATTATAATATACTATTTATATATGTTTCACTTTTTTCGTGTTTTTAAATCGAATAATCGATATGTTTCTCTAGAAAATATTTAGGCAGATACTTCGTGATGATGTTCTTTATTTGCTTTTCAGATAGCTTATAATCAGCCTCCATAGTATAACAAAAGTCATTCATCGTGCCTGATGTATCTAATGTATATTTTTGGTAATCCCTGATGATAGCATAGTTCCTTGCCCTCTCTGTTGGAATGATACCCCTCTTAATAAGGTAGTAAGTGAAATTCTCAACGTTAGCATTATCCTCAAAGACCTTTTTATAGTCTTTAATAATCTGCCTATTAAATCTATCCATAACAGTTTTTTTTATTGGTTTGTTTGCCATTGCTCAATGAAATTTATTGCATATTTTAAAATCTTCGCCCTATCTCCTGAACACGAAAAGCATACACCAGCTCTGGGATTCATCTTCTTATAGAATTGCAGCAATCTTATCAGGCTATCTCTGTCAGGCATAAAGAGGCTGTTCTGCACTTTTCTGACTGCATCCTTAATCTCTAAATATTCAAATTCATCTATCTCCATTCCTCTAGTGGGCATATTTCAAATAACAGTCTGCACTTTTTATGTATAAGACAACCACATTTTCCGCAGATATCGTTTGATTTTGATAAGCCAAACAGATTGAGAAAGCTGGAAGCTCTCCGTTCTCTACACTTAAAACAAATTGCCATCCTCCTTTCATACTTCTTTTTACTTACTTTGGGCATATAAAAATACAAAATAAGATTATATGCTCCCTCAAAAAATTGCTTCGCTTTCAACATTTGTTATACTGTTTTGTTGTGCCGTAGTATCACTAACTACATTAATGACTTTTATCTTATTAAGTTGTCGCGCCATCTCTGCGCCTATCCCTGCCTCCGATAATGCTCCTGTCATGAGTTGCGCATCAGGAGTAATGCCACCAAGAGCAAACTTCTTACCGCCACCAGCGGCATTCATAGCACTCAACATCGGCTTAAACATTGCCGTACTTCTCTTATTGATGATAGCCTCCCCTCCTTCGGCTTCTAAAATTCTGCCTCCGCTTGCAAATTTAACACCACCTTCAGCATGACTTTTACCCTCAAATATACCACCCTCAACTAATCCTCCTTTAGCGAATTTCTGGGCTGTTATAATACCAATCTGTGCAGCCGTTTGCCCTGCCATTAAAGCAATCAAAGCTTGCCCCATTGGTGTAATAGTACCAACAGCACCAAGTTGAGCAATGGTTTTTGTAATCGCTACTGCACCATTTATTAATGCCTGACCGACATCAGCTTTTTTCTGTTTTTGAAATGATTGTTTCCGTAATGCTAAAGACTGTTCCTCAAATTGTTGCTGGCTTATTGCTCCCGTTTCAGCTTTAAGTCTTAATGCATCAAGGTCAGCTTTTAATGTTCTGCTTCTTGCGCTTTTTTGTAGACTGAAAACATCATTTATTCCTTTCTGTGCTGCCTGAAATGCTGCTGCCTCAAATTGTTTCTTTTGTGCTAACTCCCTGTTTGTTCTTTCTGTTGATTTTACCTCCGCTTCATCTAACATTAATTGGTTCTGTTCCATTGCTTCCGCAGAATGGGCAAACGGGTCTATTTCTTTTATCTTTTTTAATGATTCAATATATGGGTCTAATTCTTTTGGCTTTTTTAATGCCTCCTGAATCTTTTTAAGCTCTATTTCTTTGCCCCTTAAATTGCTTAATGCCGTATTGAATGCTTTTGTGCCTAAAGCAACATCCTCAAGGGCTGTTTTTAATTCTGATACTTCTTTCTTTAATGAACGTAATGTCCTTTTCTGTTTTTCTTCTTTTTTTATTTCTTCTTCTCTTGCCTCAACTCGTTCATTTATTCCTTTGATATCTTCCTGTGTTAGTTCTCTTCTTTGACTAGAGGCTTCCTTTTGTGCTATATTAAATTCCTCCTGAAAGGCTGTTAATTTACTAAATGCCTTTAGTTGTTCTTCAGTTAATTTTACGCTTTGCTTATTTACCTCATCTAATGAATCAGCATAATCATCAGAACCCTCAATAAGTCTATCTAATGCAGCAACAAAAACAAAAGCGACATCAATAAAAGGCTCTAGTCCATCAATTATTATACCCCCTAATGTTTCTTTTAAATCACCAATAGAGTTTTCTAACTGTACCAATTTCCCTGCTCCTGCCGTTGCTGCCGTTGCCTGCCCTTCAAACTTTTCATTCAATGCCTTCAATGTGCTATCTATTCGTTGAGAACTGCCAGCAACTCCATTAATCTCAACACCATACCTTGATAATGCATTTGTGCTACTACCAACAGATTTAGCTACCAAGTCAAAAGCACTTCTTAAATCCATGCCTTTAGCTTGTGCCATATCAAGAATGGCAGGGGTAAGTTTTAAAATAGCATCTTCCTCTAATCCCATCTGCGCCAGAAATGCCTGTCCTTGTATTGTTGATTCATCACCAAATCTTGTTACTGCCTGCAATGCGCTTGCTTGGTCAAGTAGTGCCTGTGATGTTTTGCCTAATGCCACCTCAAGAGATACCTCTGCGAGTTGTTGTTTATCAAATAAGTCGATTGATTCTTTTGCTATATTAATAAGCCCTCTCATTGCTATAAAGGCAGCACCAATAGCAGCTGCAAACTTGCCTATCTTCGCACCTACATCTTTAATTGCACCGCCATAATTACCTACATTTCTGTGCGACCTACCCATCGCTTCATCCATCTTTTTGAGCTTATTGGTATTGCCATTTATCTCTCTTGATAGTTCATTAAACTTCTTTTTGCCTTTTCCTAATGGGTCTGCTACACGCTTTAATTGAACTACTAAAGCCTTATTCCTTTCTGTTAATTGCTCATAACTCCCTGCTGCTGCTCTTACTGCATTCTTATTAGCATTAAATTCCCTTTCTTGCTTTCTTAATTCTGTTGATAGCCTTTTCTTTTCTGCCCTTAAGCCTAGCTCTAATTCTTTTAGCTTTTGGGTTTCCTTTCCATCTTTGTTTTTTGCTTTTGATATGTTTTTAAGCTGGCTCTCTACTGCCGTCAGTTCTTTTATCATCTGACTTGAACCCTGCATTTTAACATCAAAAAATAATACTTCTTTAGCCATCTTTATTCTGATTTAAAAACTTTTAAATATCTAAAATTCGCTTCATCCTCCATAAGCACATCCATAACAACATCGTTCACTACGACCTGAACCTCACCGCCATACTGTATCAAATTGCCATCAGCATCTAATCTTAATGAAGTAATTCTGTCGCTATCACTCGTTCCCGTTCCTATCTGAAACAGGTCTGTAGCGCTTCCTGTGTTGTAACTGCCGAGAATAAGCTGCAATGTACCCGTGCTAATTAATCCATTGCCCAAAACAACGCTACCACTACCAGCATACGCCATGTTACCGCTACCATTATCAAAAACTAAAGTAGGATTAGAATAGTCGTTGCCGATTAATATATCGCCATCATCAAACTTGCCTCCACTACCACCAAAAAAAGGATGAGTAATTAAACCGCCTGCACGTACCCCCTCAAGCTCTCCAAAGCCTTTCTCTGGTCTTACTGTTCCTATCTGTGTGGCATCAAGCGTTGCCGTGCCTAAATTCTCTATCTTAATGAGTTCCACCTTTGTTAATCCCCCTTTCGATGGGCTATAATCAATGATTTTATTAATGGCATAATAACCATTTAAGTCGGCAGGCTTATCAATGTAAACAGGCTTCTTAAGATTCAGCTCACTCAAGTCCTGAAGCTGGAGTTTAAACATTGCCGTTATCAACGTTCCTTTTTCTATAATCTTAATGAACTTACCGTAATACGTCTGAAATAATCCATCTGCACCCGTAAATTCTAGCTCATCTTGTGTTACATCTGCATAACCACTCATCAATGCTGTTGGTATGCTTGTCTGGCTTGTACCCTCCCATTCCCATACTCTGTTATTGCCATCATCATCTAACTGCGTACCATAGGACTTGACTAGTATTCTTGGCATCCAATCGTAGTTATTATTCTGACTAGAATCATCGACTTGCCAATTCTTCCACATCCTCGCTATAAGTGGTGCTTTGTCTTTAGTTTCGTTCTTATAACCAAAATATACTCCCGATGCTGAATTATAAATAAGATGTTTATCCATTATATGATAAGTCGCTGCAAAGGTTGGATTTATAAACTCCTGTTTCCCGATAAGAAACCTATCGTTCAGGGTATAAAAGTAATCACCAACATCAAGGTCATGCTCTGTATCTCTGGCTTTAAGATGCCCGTCCGCATTATCCTTTTTGTAGCCATATTTTATCTCTTTCTTGTAATCATCGATATACTTTATTTCATAGTCGGCTTTGTTGAGCTTACCTGACCAATCGTTAGCCGTAGTGATGTCATCATAAAAACTGTTTCTAGGCTCAATATATACTGTTTTCATGGCTACATCTGTCCTGAAATATAGATTGAACATATGTGTTAAGCCTTTCAATATATCAAGAGCAGTAATGTTATCAGGTAGTGTATCTGCTAATGTTACGCTACCTCCATCTAATATTGTCTTATCTATCTCATTATATACATAAGTGTTGAAATTGCCTCCTGATATTCCCGATACAGTATAATTATGAATATGATAAAAATATAAGCCAGCAACACTAGACGGGTTATATACAGAAGCTATTAATATTTGAATTTCATCACCGCTTTGTATTTCAAAATATCCTGAATCATAGGATATATTTTTAGATGTTGTAATGTAATTTACTGAACCAGCAATACTAATGCTATCAGACATTTTTAAGTCTGTAACTGTGCTTCCTCTTGTATGGCGAAGATATATTGTATATGTGCCTGCTTCAGCTAATAGATTTGTAATTTTAAGAGAACCTTTAAATGTTGTTTTAAAGCCTGCATTAGCAATATATTTATAAGTGCTGTTATTGTAAAGGCTTCCCGTATCAAAATTAGGTGATGTGCTTTCATCATCAAAAGGAATAATATAATAATCTGTTATAGGCGTTGCCGTAGTATTTAGTGTTGTATTATTATATGTTTGGTCACTTGTTAATCCTGCCCTGAATTTTCTGTCGCTGATAAAAGTATCTGATAATGTCCACCCATGCCCAAGATATGGCATAACGAGTTTTTTGAAGTCTGTGGTATTTAAGAAAGTAGAATCAATCTTATATTCTATCTGCCTGAAAGCAGCATCAAGCAAAGCCTTAATATATACCGCAGGGCGCAAATCATCAACAACAACGCCTGTGCTATTCTTCCACCCCCCATAATTGATAATAGGATAGAAATAGCAATATCCAATCGCACTATCAAGACCGGCGTAATTCCCTGCCCAACTCCCCTCAATAGTAGCTTGATTGAAAGTATGGTCTGAATCAGCAATAGAGCCATCAAACGCAGTAAGCTCATTGAGATAAAGGTTTTCAAGTTGCTTTACCCAATCAGCATTATCACCAATTATCTGCAAGACATATTCTTTCTTTCTGCCCTTTGTGATTATGTTCTTAACTTTAATCTCACCCCTCAATATCGGCACTCCATCGACTTTAATAATACAGGGCTTTCGTGATAGCATCTTATGCCCTGCTGCCGTATAGCTACTGATGTTATCGGCATAGGTGTTAGGATTCCAGATATCATGAAGTATAGTATTGTTATTCTTTGTGGCAGGCACATTGAAAGTCTTTGTGTAACTCCCTGACCTGATGCTCATGTTCTTAATATCAGCAATGAGATAAGTAACACTTAAAGGGAAATCATCAGAGTCTTTAATATCAAGTTGCCCTACTGTTCTGTCAGTACCACCTACATAATAATCCCGTATTTCGACCTCTATTCTAGACATTGATGACATTTTGATGTGAGTAAGTATAATTAATCTTCACCTGAATAAGCTTCTTATCATCATCAATGGTCTTTACTTGTGAATCTGTAATCAAAATCGGCACATAAGCACCATCCTCAACAACATAAACCTCTGGTGATGTATATAGTTCCTCTAGCCACTTCCTTTTATCATTATTCAATAATCCTGAATAAGAACTAAAGGTGTTCTTTGATTCTATGGCATTGATGCCCGTTTCTGAATCGTAGATATTAAAAGAGTAATCTAGGTTCTGCTCATACAATGCTTTGCTCTGGTTCTGTCCTCTGCTACTTGCACCATCAAAAGTCCAACTGTCAAAACCTCCCAATCTATTAAGCCAATGAAAACGAGTAGAGTAGTCATGGCTTTTTCTGTCTATCTCAAAGGTTATATATTCGCTTAAATTCCCGATAGATGTCGCATCGAAGAAAAGAATATCATAATATGCTATTGATGCCGTGATTATTGGCAATGTGCCTGTATTTGAACTGTGCATATCACCACTAACAAGATTGGCGAAGTTTGAACACCCTACCCCCAAATCATGCCTGACATTGCTACTGCTGGCATCAATTCTGTAATTATCTACGATACTATCAGAGCTATCCCATGTATCAACCTTGATTAAAGTATCGGCAGATAATGATGTATCTATTAATGATAAAAAATAGCTTTCATCAGTCTTTACCTTTATTCTTCCCACCCTTGAATATAATTCAACACCACTACGAGGGAAGTTAGTAAGGAATTTTTTTGTATATCCACCCAGCTCATAGGCTGTAAAGCCCTGTGTATCTATGTGCTGATATACACCGTTAAAGATATAACATTCATTGCCGCTAAAACTTGCCACCGATGCCTCTGACAATTCGTTTGTTGTTGTGCTTTTATATATCCCTCCGACCTGAATATAAAGTGTTTTCATGCTGTTTGTGGCATCAACTGAACCCTCACCCCCTAATATCTGTAAATCGCTGGTGATATAATTACGTGCCACCCCTGATATATCAAAGGTGAATTGTGTATGGTCTGCCGTTCCTCCCGTTTGTGTTAAGTCGGGGTCTTGAATGATGGGATTATTATTATTGACAACAGAGCCATTGATGTAAAGTTTAACCGATGCTCTGACAAGCTCTAGCGTTCCACTTGTATCAGGAACTTCAACCTCATAAACGATAGGTCTGTAAACTGAATTGATGCTGTCATCTGCTGGTTTTGAAAGTATTGCTATTGGCATTATGCAAGATTTTTGTTTGTGTTTCTAATATAGTTTGTTATAGATGTATTAATCTGGTCTTTAAAGGCTTTACGTACTGTATCTTTTATTATTTCTCTATTCTTTTTTGCTGTATGGCTTATCCATGCCGTCCTTCTGCCTACCCTTGAATGTTTAAAAGCACCCTGTCCGTTAGGTGTTCTTCTTCCCGTTGTTGGTGTACCCTCAAGATATATGGCTTTAGATATGGCAAAGGCGATACTTCTAACCTCTTTATTTGATGATGCTATACCTTTCTGTGCCACCCATTTCATTAATGGAGCTATCGGCACGTACTTCCCTGCCTGCCTTTTCTTTTCAAGGTATAAACCGTAATCATTGCACCAAAATACTAATCTATATCCACTAGGGTTTAAAAGGATATCTTTACGGAATGAATTAATAAGAGAGCCTGTAGCCTTATGACCTTGATTAATAAGCTCAAGAGCAAAAGCTTTTAATAGCTTACTCCCTAGCTTATCAAGTTCTACTTTTATTAATTCAAATTTTGCCATTAATAGCTAAATGTTCCCGTATCACAATCACTAAATATTGTCAGGCTTATCGTTGCCTCCACGCCAGCTAATTTATCAACGCCTACCACCTCAACGAAATTGATTGTTATTTTATCTTCATCATTGCTCGGCATATGCCACTCCTGAACGCTTGTTACCTCTGTTGTATTGCCAAGACTTCTGCTCCTGAACTCCCTTAAAAAGTGTTCCATAAGATTCAATAAATCCTGTTGCTTATCTGCATATACTTTGCTCGCTTTCTGTTCTTCGAAATAAGTATCGTAAATACCAAATGATACCTCAAATGTTTTAAGGTTCTTCTGGAAGTCAGGATATGTTACCGCCCTTTGTTTGTGTAGTATCAATAATGGTTTCGTGTTTTGTCTTGATGTATTGATTTCATCGGGATTGCCGTACTTAAAACTGTTAATCCCTGTTTGTGCTGTTGCTATCGTACTAAATTCAGTTACGATATCTGTAAAATCTGCCATGTTACTTTTTTACGTTGTTTTTTTGTAAATGTTCTTTCTGATAGTCAATTTTATAATTTATTAAGTTCATGACATCATAAACGGGCATCGTTTCCAGCTCTTTCATCTTCTTTAAATCCCCTTCAGATGCCATATAAAGAACGTTGTACCATCCATACTTGCTTAATCTGTTTTGACCGCCCTCGCCTCCTCTAAAGATTGAAGTAAATGTTTCAAAGAGTTTTGTTTTTGTCTTATCAAAAAAAAAGCCACTTGCCATACTACATCCATAGGAAGCTCCTTAAATACTTCAGCCCTTTCTTTTACTTTCTGGTCGTTGTAATCCTCGCCTTTTGGTCTGCATAACATCGCTATCTGATAGGGTAATACCTTGAAATTATTCTCCTGAAAGCTTTTATCCATCTCCTGTACTTGCATAGCCTCTACCACCTCACCAAATGAAGCCTCTCCCATCTCAATCTCATTACCAAAGTAATCGACTTTAGATTTCGGGAGATAGTATTTCTTCTTCTTAAAAGTGAAACTGTCAATCTTGTTATAGTCAGGCTCTTTAAGGAAGTTCATAATATACATATAAGTAGTGTATATGTTATCTGCCTTAATCCTATCTATGATGCTTGGCTCTATGCCTGTAAATGCTTGGAATAGCTTATTGAAATAACTTCTATATTCTAATACTATCTGATAAAAGCCTATATCTTCAGCCTCATCCTCTTTAAGCTTTGCCTGTAGCTCATTAACGGCATCGATGAAGATGGCATACTTGCCTAGTGTTATCTCTGACCATTCTTCAGGAACGCTGAACTCATGTTCCCCTGCGCTGAATACCAGCATTACTTCTCTAGTTCCTCAATGACGAACCTGATAGCCCTGATAGCATTACGAAGATGCTTTGCGCTTGATACCTTGCTTTCCCTTTGAAATACTGTAGCTTTCTTGCCCAGCTCTGAACACATCTCATGATATGATGCTGTAAGGTCTTCTTTAATTTCTTCTACTGCTTCTTCTACTTTTGTTTTTTTACTCTTTGCCATAATTTTATCTTTTTAATTCTTTAATTAGTTTTTTAAATACATCATTTTTATTATTCATTCGGTAATAATATTTTCTGCAATAATCATTAACCTCAATGTAATCTTTTGCATTTATTATTTGTTCTTGCACATCGGGTTTTAGCATTAAAAACAAATCTTTATGAGAGCAACATTGGTCAAATCTACTATATAATTCAAGGTCTGTGTATATAGAATTACATCTACTATCTACACGCTTCTCATATTTATTGTATTCTTTTTTGTCCATAATGATTTTATTTGTTTAATAATCTTATTGTTCCGATTGTAGTTTCTACTGTCACCGCCATATCCATTGATATACCACTTTGTCCCCCCTCTTGTGTATTTCTAACATTCCTCTGCATATAGACTGAAATTCAATTGTCAATTTCTTTGATTCGTAGCTTGTTGTATAGGCTTTCATCAACGCGCCTAATATACGACATATTATTTTCATAATCAAACATCTTCTTTTTCTCATCTGCCGTTCCATGCTCCCAAATATCATGACATCCTGTATGCTCACCAACACTCAAGCAATGGTAAGTGATGTTGTCATATTCACAGGTCAGGTCAGGTCTTTTAGCCCTGCTGATGATATGGCTATGTGATAGCGCCACCTGACCAGAATACCTACCGCACCCCGTACATTTATGCTCCCTTGATTCTGCTATCATTTGATATATGGCGTAAAGCTTACTTTTGTTTTTCATCAAAAAAATCTAGTAAATATAAAAGCCTGTCATAGTAAGGTCTAAATGTCTTGTTCTTTGGATTGCCACGAATATACGAAATATGTGATAATATAAACATTCTAGGATTGTTGATAATACCCCCCCGTATTGCTATTGGTGTTTCAGGTATATCCATATCATTGAACCGCCTCTCTATCTCATCAAGTGTTACCATTATATTATTCTTTAGTTCATCAATATCAATAACATCAATTAGTGAAGTGTTATCAATTTCATAAAGGTCTGCAAACGTCTTAAATGATGTTCCATTAGTTCTTGTCCTCTCTGTGCCTTTAGGATAAAATGTTCTTCTTTTAATAAAGGTATTCTTATCTATTAGACCACATACTGTTAATTCCTTTTTATTTTTGTGATAGCTACAAAATATATATACATCAGTATTAAAACAATCCTGCACTTTCAGGAAGTTGTTAGTATAGCTGGGTTTCACTTCCGTTGTTCTGCCCATAGTCTTAACATCTATCTTCCTGTTCTTATATATCAAATCAACACCATCATCAAAGCCATCGCTACCTTTTACGTTGCCTAAATTGAAAAGGTTCATTATTGTGCTTTGTCCTATTATCCCTGTAAGCTGTTGTTCTTTAGTGCCATTGGCTGTTGCCCTCTGACCGAAGTTGTATTGCTGTACTTCTTTCTCGCAATGTGTTATTATATTTTCTGATACTTTTATCTTAAACATTATCCAAATGCTCTTACTGTTTTCCTCATTCCTATTGCTCCCGTTATAGCATACCTTAAAGCATCAAGAGCATGGTCACCCTTTGCATTTATAGGTGCGTTAATCATCTCTCCGTTCTTCTCTTGCCACTTATAATTCCTTATCTCTTTCATTATGTTGTGGCTGTCCTGATGAATCAATAGGTTCTGTTGTTGTACTAAATTGATGCCATGCTTTACTGAATCCCTGCCTTTGGTACATGGCACTAGCCTAATCCTATTTAGTCTGGCTTCCTCATATCTGTTAATCTCTGCTATTGACTTCGGTTCGGCAGAGTCAGAAAAAATAGTAACATCCCTGATGCCCTGTGCTATCATCGTATCAGCTAAATCATAGTTCGTTAGCCCTGTCCTGTATATGTGTTCCTGTACGTAGATATGATGCCCTGACTTCCTTATCTCAACTAATGCTGATGGGTCATTAGTAAAGCCAAAGTCTAACCCCATAAACCGCCAATCATAGCTTTCAGTCATCTCTTTAGTAGCTTTCCAATTATTGTATATCAGCCCTTTAATCTCTCCCCATTCCCCAAGTCCAAAGATGCGCCAGAAGTTAGGGTCATTCTCCCTCATGTATTCTATTCTTCTTACTGTTTCTTTATCAAGGAATGTGTTGTCTAGATAGTTTGATTTGATAACCTCTGCCCTGCCTTTATCTTCCAGCTCTGTTTTAATCCATGAATACATATCAGAGGGATTAAAGTCTAAAAACATCTTATTAGGCTTACCATCTTCACTTTTTCTTGATAACCTTAAATACAACTGATTAAAGTCCTCATAAGTAAAGCTGTCAGCCTCATTAAGCCATACGTAATTACTTTCTAATCCTCTAACCTTATGGGCATCATCAACTGAAAGGAATACTATCTGGCTCTTTGTGTAATGGTATGTAAAGGTGTGTTCTGATTTGTTGTGAGTGCCTAGCTCATAAATCTTATATTCTTTAAGCATATCAATCATATCTTTATATACTGAATGCCGTAGTGCTGGGAATGTCTTACGGGCTATGATAATCTTTTTGTTAGGCTCTGTGACAACCTTAAAGCACATCAACTGACAAAGGGAATAGGTTTTGGATGACCTTGTACCCCCTCTATTAATTACTATATCACTCTGTGCCGTTCTGTTCTTCTTGAATATCGTTGTCGTGTTCAAGTCTAGGTCTGCCATTCTCTGTAATATTAATTTCTTTTATTGGATTAAAGGTATGTTCTACTTTCTGCTCTTTACCAAACTCCCCTTTAAACTTCCTTTCGAGTAGCCATGCCGAGCATTGCCAATTATCATCACTCTTTTCTTCTATGTTCTTGATGTGCCTTAACTTAAATGCCAGCTCTGCCTTTTTAACTAACTCCGAAAAGTCCGCATCGCCTTTCTGTTTATCAAAGAATGCAGTTTCGCTAATACCTACTATTTCTATAGCATCTTTTTTCTTCAGTCCGCTACTTATTGCCTGTATTACTGCATCCCATTGCTCCTGTAGTATCATCTTCAAAATATAGGTAAGTTTAGTGTTTCTATTACTGCGAACTCGAACACCTTTGATTCATTCTCGTACTCCATCATCTTGCTAATCTTCTCGTTCAGTTCTTTCCATCTGTTGTATGTTTCCTCTGTTACCTTCACCGTTATCGTTTTATTGAATTTAGCTTCACTACTGAAATCAGTTTCTTTAAATAAAAGCTTATTGATTTCATCAGTAGGATTCATGGTATTCTCTTTTAAATTGTTTGTAGGCATCAAGTTCTTTTTCTTCTAATATATACGTAAATTCTTCACTTTCGATACAATCACCATCTTTATAAACCTCAACCCTTGTCTTTATGGCTTCTGGCTCATCAAATGAAAAGGGGTAGTAATATGTTTTAAATTCTAGCACGTATGTAGTTTTTCTATTTGTAAATATCTCTTTCTATACAGTTCATCCCATTCAATATCGTGATGATGGTTCTTTAGCATATGTATTACCGTTGTATGGTCTTTTCCCATTGTCCTTCCGATGTCTGCTAGGGTCATATTGTATTTTAATCTTAATATCGATGCTATCGCTGTCCTTGCCTGCACGAATATCCTTGTTCTTTTCTTTAACATCACTTGCTTTTCTTTTATCCCGAATATGTTAGCTGCTAATATCACCAATGGGGTCAGGCGCATATTCTTTGATGTTTGGTCATAATTGATAAGCCCTACAAATACATATGGTGTCATTGTAATTTCTTTTCAAGTTCTTTAAATCCTGTTTTAAATGCTGCCCACTCTGCAAACAGCCTCGTATCATAATTATTGCTCATCACTAAATTACAATCAAATCCCCATTTCACCGATGTATTATTTTCGTCAAGATAATGCGTTTTATATACTTCGATATGGATGTTGTGGTCATCAAAGAAGTCGTACAAATCCCTCATGTGATATTTAAGGTATGAGCCATTTAAGCTGTTGATGTAATCAATATCAATATCATAATCATGGTTCTTTTTCTCTTTAAGCCATACTGTAAATAGCTTGTATGCCTTGACATACATCAAAGACAGGGTTTTATGATTCAACATAGATAATTGTCAATTTTAACCATCGCTTGGTCTATTCCTACGCAAAAGTCCGCTTCAAAGTTCTGCTCCCGAAGATATTCTAATACTCTTGCTTGTTTCTCCAGATGTGAATCTTTGTATAATTCTCCATTGATTTTATAAACGGGTTTTGTCTTTAGCTCTATTGCCAGACCACATTTACCCTTTGATTGGTAATAAATCATTAAGTCAGGGAAACCGCTACTGTGTTGCAATCTTGCATACTTAATAGCCATTCCCTTGCTTAACTTAATACCACCCAAGTCTGACCGAAATAAGACATGAGGATATTTGTATTTAAGATACTGCGTTACCGCCCTTTGTAAATCATATTCACTAGAACGGTAAGCCATCTTCAGCGAAATCTTTCTGGGTTTCTTTTACTGCTTTCTTCGCTTCAGCACCTATTACTGTTACGTTCCCAATGATATTAGTGTAATACTTATCATCTTTTTTTGAGTATGTCAGCTTACCATCGATAAGGACTTTCGCTCCTTTGGTCAGGTTTTCCTCCAGCCACTCACTACGCTTTGTGATAACTACGTTGTGCCACTCTGTTTTTTGCTCCCATTCATCACCTTTCTTGATGTTTGATGATGTTGCTACTGATAGCTTTAATGCGTTACCGATAACCTCCACATCTTTGCCCAAGTTACCGCATAAAATTACTTTATTCATATCGTTTGTTTTTAGTTAATAAATATTGCCTCAATTTTAGAAATCATGGTCTATCATTGCAGGCTTAAATTCTGTTGTATAAAAATAAATTGAATCTTCTTCAATATTAAAATCATTGTTATGAGATTTTACGCTTTTAAAAAACCTTTCTTTTGTCAATGTATTATCTTTGTATAATCGAGCCAGCTCAACATCTCTAATCTCTGATGCTCTCTTTTTAATCTCAAAATACCCATCATCAATAAGGTCTTTTCTTCTTTTCAGGTTGTATAGTACTCTCGTTGCCATTATGGTATATTTTCAATGTCTGCTGGTAATTTAACCGCATCACCTACCTTAATCATCTCATCAGCTAAAAGGTAAGCGTTCTTTGACAAAGCTACGATATTTATTTTATTTTCTTTCGTGCCTTCAAGCTCCCATCTCAATAATTCTTGCATCGCTAGGGCTGCAAATAGTTCTCTTTCTTTCATGATGTTATATGTTTAAATTCTTCAGGCGTAAAGCCACTAATAATAAATTCTCTTTCATCGGCATCAAGGTAATCAAATACTTTATGTGCCAGCTCTTTATTTTCTTTCCATCGCCTGAAATCCTCAAAAGGAACTACGACTTTATATTCTTCATTTGTTATCTGGCACGTTTCAACAAACTCCGCTTTGCCATTGTGTAAGATGTATCTTCTTGGATGCCTTAATTTTACTTCTTTCATAATTCAATTTTTAATTAATAATAATATTTTATTTATTTCTAAATATTCCCATAATGATTTAAGAGAGTAACATATTCGGTTTTTATTTTCATCATAAATCTCTTTCCCATTTAAACCAAAATCATTTTCATAACAAAACCAAGCATACATATTATACCCTTTCTCGCCATAAATTTCTATTAAAAGGTCTTTAATTATTTTTTCTTTAGGTTCATGTAAATCAATAACATCAACATCTATTTTCATAGCCTCCATTATTTTGTCAGAATCTTTTTTTAATCTTTTTGTTATGCTTACAAATTTTTCATATTTCATAATAATTTATTTTAATATCCTAATTCTGTTTTAACTTTCTTTGTCTTATTCTGCCTTTCATCATATTTCTTACCCCTCAATTCAATATGTTCTTCCTGAATCTTTCTCCTGTATCTTGTTATGCTATCAGCACTTGGTATTTTGTTGTTAATAAAATCCTCCCTGAACGTCATCATATCAGCCATTGATGCCTTATAAAAGTTCTGCCATACCAACCATATCAGGTAGTTGTCATTATCCCTTGCCTCTGGTCTTTTCATCAGCACCTTAAATACTTGGTCTTGTGTTTTCATATATAATCTTTTATTAATTTCTCAACATATGATTTTACTTCAGCATCGAATATGTCATCAGTAACTGATTTCCCTTTATATTTTTCTTTAATAAATTTAAGGCAACCATCTTTGAAATCCTTTTGCTTTATATCTATCTCTATCTTTTTATGTCTGATATTGAAAGTATCTGTGCTTTCATCAAACAATAATGCTACTTCATCGTCTTTCATAATAGGTTTTTTTGTTTTATTTTATTTAGCATTTTTTCATATTGTTTAGGTGTCATTACCTTTGCTCCATAATTATTACAAAGCATTTTATACGCTTCAAATATTAAATCGTGAAACTCATTTAAGGCTGTATCATCCATTAAAGTTTCTGTTTTTTCATGCAGAACGCCTAGTTCTACAAATAATTCTGCAAATATTTCGTGAATTGTCATAATCTTCTATTTTATAAAGTTTTCTATGTGTTCGTTTATATCAATCAAATGAATCATTTTTTTATTTCGATTTTATGGATTTCGTTATCTAAAACTTTTCTTTCTTTTTTGCCGTGATTAACCAGATGAATAATTATCTTGTTTTCTTTATGAATTATTTTCTCAATTTGGTTTTCAACCACTTCTTTGTCATCTATAAACAATCTCATAATTTATCTTTTTTTATATAAAATTTTCTATATTTTCATTCATATCTATCAAATCATCAAAATATTTTTTCAAATATAATTCTTTACATTTTGATTTAAAAACGTGCTTGGTGTTGATATCTTTGAACCTGTCGATAAGTAACCTCAATTCTAATACGTTGATAACTTTTGTTTTCTCTAGTTCATAGCTCTGTTTGTAATAATCTTCAGCCTCAATTTTTATTTTATTTATTATTTCATCTGAATATTTAGTAATTTTGTGCCAGCCAAAGCTAAATAATACATCATAAGCTGCCAGAGGCATCACCCCACTATCTTTATATTTTTCAAAAGTAGTTATTAAGTTGTTTCTAATAATGGATTTCTTTTCTTCTTCTGAAATAGTCTTTTCTGGCAAAGCTGGAGCATTATATTTTTCTCTTTCTGACTTGTAAAACTTGTATTTTTGTATCAATTCAGCTAAATACTTTGGAGATACAGTTCCAAACAGTTC